CCGAAAGACAGATGGGATCAAATTGAGTATGCCTTTACTTCAGGAGGTGTCAAATACTTTAAATTCGTATCTGAGGTTAATGTGCCTTTTCAAAGAGCAGTTGCTGCCAGGGATATCTTCACCGAGGAACTTTGGCAAATCAATCCTGACTTCTTGAGAGGCTGGAACAATGGGCTAATCAATTTGCTCATGGATAAGAAGAAGAAGGATGATAAGAAGCTTTATGAGGTTGGCATCATGGCTTCCAGGCTTAAGGAGCAGATGGAGATGTCTGTAAGCCTACTCAGACAATTAAAGCTTGCAACAGTTGTCTACTTTGATGAGCAAGAGAATCCACTTGACTACCAGTATCAATACAACAAGCAGAAGCTTGAGCATTGGATGAAGTCCAATGATGTAGAGGGTTTTTTTTTGAATCTGCCGGAGTACGCCTATCTGCCCTCTTTGACAGAATACAGCACGAATTTTCCGACCTATTTGCAGGCAGAAACTCTCCAAAGTCTAAACAACCTGAAGCACATTATTGGACTTCAGTTGTCAGACAGCACAGACAGCGATTTAGCGAAGTCCTTAGAATCGCAGGTGGAGATGCTCAAAGAGCTAAATTCTTGGTCGAAAGGCCAATCTATGAGTACTATTTAATCTATTCCACTTGGATTGCTGAGCAGAAGAGTAGAAGAAGCAATAAGTAGGTATTTTTTTATGTGTTTTGTTTAAGTTCAAAGAGCCTCCCAAATTGGGGGGCTTTTTATTGTAACTTTGCGACAAATAGAACGACATGGCAACCATTTCCAATAATGATATTAAGATTAGGTATGTTGTTGAAACATCCAATCTTGAATCTGCTGCTCAAGCCTTTGATAAGTTAAGCAATGAGGAAAAGCAGGCTTTAAGTGAACTAAAGAAGTTCAATAAGGAAAGTCAAGATACTGGCAAGAATATGAGCCAGCTTACAAGTCTTGCAAGCAAAGCAGGCACAGCCATTGCTGGAGTTTTTGCCTTTAGTCAAATAAAAGCATTTGGAGAGGCCGTATTTGAAACCACTTTAAAGTTTCAACAATTTCAGAAAGTTCTTGATTTTACTTCAGGTTCTGCTCTTGCTGGTAGCAGATCATTCCAGTTTTTAATTGATACATCTAATAAACTTGGAATCAGTTTAGAAGCTTCTGTTGCTGGTTATAAGACTCTATCAGGAGCAGCATCGCAAGCAGGATTATCTAATTCACAAACTCAAAAGGTTTTTGAAAATGTTGCTCAAGCAGTAAAAGCATTTGGATTAAGTTCAGAAGATGCGAAAGGTGTATTCCTTGCCTTAGGTCAAATAATTTCAAAAGGCACTGTACAAGCTGAAGAATTAAGAGGTCAGATTGGTGAAAGAATACCTGGTGCATTCTCAATTGCTGCCAAGTCAATCGGAGTAACTGAGCAACAACTTAACAAGATGATGGCAACTGGTAAGTTATCATCAAGAGATTTTATAATTCCATTTACTACAGAACTTGCAAAAGCATCAGAGGCAGCAGGAGGAACTAATGGGCTTGCTCAGAATGTCAATAAGATTGGCAATGCTTTTACAATATTTCAGACAAGAGTCGGTAGGTTCTTTATGCCTTTAATGACTCAAACATCTGCTTTACTTGAAAAGGCTCTTTACTATGCCAATCAGCTTTTAAAGACTCAGGATGATGCTCAAGCAGAAAAGAATCAAAAGGCATACAATGAAACCTTAAAACAAACTTCATTGCTTTCAAGTAATGCTCTCAGGGCGCAAATTCAGCAAGAAGAGATAAAGCTTGATTTGATTGAAAAACAGTTTAAGAATACAACAGACAAAGCCACTGCTGATGCACTTAGAGAAAAGTACTTAATTCAGCAATCAATTGTTGATGCTTATAAAGAAGAAATTAAGACAAGAGAACAAGTTGATCCAGCAGTTATAGTAAATGAAAAAGAGAAGGCTAAACTTCTTCAAAAAGAATATGATGATAAATTAAAACTACTTGAACTACTTAAGCAACAGCGCATACTTACCGGAGAGTTATTTGGTGATCCATTGGCTAAGATTGGAGCAGAAAAAGCATTACAAGAGGCAAAATTAAGTCTACAAAAACAATATGCTGGCAAAGGTCTTGCCATTACTCAGGCCGAGATAAAAGTTACCAATCTTGAAAGACTTAATGCCGAGCAAGATTTTAATCAGCAGGCCAAAGCACTCCGAATGGAGAACTATAAAGATGTTCAAAAGACTGAGGAAGAAATAAGAAAAGAAAGGGAAAAGACAATGAAGGATGGAGTCAAGAATGCTATTGACTACAATAAAGCAATTGAGGCAAATAATGCTGAGATGCTTAGAATTATAAATAGAGATAAAAAAGCAGCTGAAGATGAAAAAAATTCTATCATTCAAAAATCAATTGAATTAAGTCAAACAATAACTGATGGAGCATTCAATCTTTATCAGCAAGGATTAAACAAAGAATTAACCTCACTTAATAAGAGATATGAGGAAGAGGTCAGGCTTGCCGATGGCAATAAGCAAAGGCTAACTGAAATTGAGGCTGAGAAAGCTGCAAAGGAAAAGGAAATTAGGACTAAGCAATTTCAGGCAGAGCAGGCTGCTGCTGTGGCAAGAGTAATATTTGAGACTGCTGCACAAGTTGCTAAATGGTCAAGCAATCCAGTAACTGCTCCATTGGCTGCTTTGACATTAGCAGTTCAAGCTGCTCAGATTGGCTTTATATTGGCTCAACCAGTTCCTGAGTTTGCAGAAGGAACAAAAGGAAAGGCTTTCAAAGGAGGTAAAGCAATGGTAGGTGAAAGAGGGGTTGAGAAAGTTGTGACTGAATCCGGTAAGGTTTACTTTACTCCACCAACTGCTACCCTGGTGGACTTGCCTAAAGGCTCTCATGTTATTCCTAACCATGCTCTAAGCAAGCAAGAAATCTATTGGGGCAGTATGCAATCGGGAAGGCAATCAAACAGTGGCAGTCCTGTTGTGGGCGAAATAAGGGAACTTGGAAGCATTTTAAGAGGATTGCCAATTACTCAACTCAATATGGATGAGAGAGGCTTTGAGAAGTTTATCAGAACACCAAGAAGGACAACTAAGATTCTTAATAATAGGTTTAGATCAGAGAATTAATGTTTGGTTTAGATAGACGAAAGAGGGGTAGCATTGCTATCCCTTTTTTTTGGCTAAATTTGAAGCATGGCAGGATGGAATTTTTTTCTTAATGGCACTGAGGTCGAAGAACCTATTGGCTGGGATGCCATTGAGTTCACAGCCATCAGAATGGAATCACATGGCATAGACCAACCATTTTCAACAGAAGTAAAGTTTTATGACAAAGGAGCAAAGCTAATTAAGGCTCTTTATGACCAATACTTTATTAATGCTGAAATAAGCATCCAAATCACTTCTGATATAGGTTACAATAACGAGCCTTATCAATTTGATGGAATGCTTAACCTCGCAATCTATGAGGAGCATAATGTCTGCGATACAGATACATGGGAGATAACAGTAGGCATCATTGATGACAACTTTAGAGAGCAGTTTAAGGCAAGAGAGGATGTAGAGATTGATTTAACTGCTACAAAAGACCTAAATGGAAATTTAATTGATCCTTTAATTTGGAAACAAACAAGACTTCATATTCAAGACCTTTTCTTAGTTGGTAATGGAGGCAACTTAAAAACATCAGAGGTAACTTTTGCCTATAACAACCCGGCTGTTGTTCCAATTTACTGGAACAAATCAGATTTTAAAGCCTCTTATGGAAGCACTTTTGATGTCAATGCAACTTTGATAAGTGCTTGGGGGCAAAGTCCAATATTTGTGAACAATGGAAGCATTGCAAGAACATTCACTTACACTGTGGATGTCAATGTTGATTTGACAAATATGAATGCTTCAAACCCATATCAGATGTACATTACTCTTGGTGTGGTTTCAGGCTCAACCTTAATTTCATTTCAGAACCTATATACAACTGCATCACTGCCTCCATTTAATACAGAGCATGTAGAATTTACATACACATGGACAGTAACACTCCAACCAGGGGAGAAACTGAACTATGTAATTGAAGGCGAACTGCAAGGAAGTGCAGGAGGTTATAAGGCAGAGTTTGCGCTTGGAAATACTTTTGCACTTGAGGAAATCAATACTGATTCATGGGCTTCATTTGCTGAAACATTAACAATAGAACAGTTTTTACGCAGATGTATATACTTAATGACAGGTAATTATAATGGGTTAATATCTGATGTTTTTAGTGAATCAAATCAGGGATGTTATTGGAATAATCACCTAACAAATGGGGTTAGATTAAGGCAGGCACAAACAAGCAATAATCTAAATGCTTATAAAACTTCATTCAAGAAAACATTTGAAGCACTTGATAGAATTTTCTGCCTTGGATGGGCATTTGAGTGGACAGGAACTGATTGGAAAATAAGAGTTGAGCCAAGAGAATACTTTTATGAGAACTCAATAAGCCAAACTTTTGAGAATGTCGGTGAAATAACCACAATGGCTAAGGTTGATTTGCTTGCCAACAATATCCAGCTTGGATATGATGAGAAGTGGAAGAACATAGCCTTATCAGGAACTTATGCAATCCATACTGATCGTAATTACTTTGTTGCCAACCGAGCAATGAATGAAAATTCATCAGCCAAATTGGACATAAGAAGTGGCATAATAGGTGAAGGATATGCAATTGAGTTTAGCAGAAGGCTTCAGGCTTTCTTTGATGATTCAGGTAGTTCAGACAGACCTAATGATTATGAAACATTTATCATTTGGACAAATAGAGATTATCTTACTATTGAAGATGTTGAATTAACTTGTTATAAACTTCCCGAACAAACTGGTACAGTTATTTTTGAACCTGGTACAGTAAGCCTTACAAGCAATCTGATTACCTTCTCAAATAGTGAGGTAGGCAACCTTTACAACATCTTCCATACACCTGCCCGAATTGCATGCCGGTGGTGGAAAGTTTTAGGAATGCATACTTATGGACTGACTAATCCAAGGCTTCAGTTTCAGGTTGGAGAGTATCAGACAGCCTATGCCAGTGCAATATCAGACGCAGTTGAGCCATGCATACAGATTCCATCTGAGGTAACCATTGCGGAGAACTCAGACATCTATGCTGACATTATTGTTCCTGAAGCTGCTGAATATTTATTCAAGCCTATCGGTGTTGAATTTAGTTATCCTCAAAGTCTATGCGATTTCTTAACTTTGTCTCAGGATGAGCAATACCGGAAAGTCAGGCTCACTTCAGGCAGTTTGGACATACAAGGCTTCATCATGGAGGCCACCAATCAGCCGGAGGATGCTTCCGGAGGTACGACAAAGTTCACACTTCTTCAGGCCAATCAACTTGCCAATACTGGTGCAGCATTTGATGAAGGCTTTGATGATGGTTATCAGATAGGTCAATAATGCCAACAAACTACAATAGAGCCAATCTAATCACAGAGAGTTCAAGTCTCTTCCCTGATAATAATACTCAGGAGATTTCACCTGCTGATCTAAGGCAGTGGATTGAAGATGGCACTACATCCTTTGTAACTCAAAAGGATAAATCAACTCTTGAGAATAGCATATATGAGGCTCAAGCCTCAACATTAGTGGCAGGAGCAACAGTAAACTTGGCTCTTGCAACAGGAAACTATTTGCATATTTCAGGCACAGGAACAATCAATTCCTTTGGCACTTGTCCAGCAGGCGCAAGATTCATCATCATGTTTGAGGATGCTGCTACATTGACCTATAATGCGACAAGCCTCATTATTCCAGGAGGCACTAATAAGACAGTTGTAGCAGGAGATTGCTGCTTAATTCTTTCTGAAGGATCAGGCAATTGGAGGATTGTTGGCTACTTTGTAGGTGCAGGAATAGGTGCAGGAACAATAACTGGAGTAACTGCCGGAACTGGTTTATCGGGAGGAGGTACAAGTGGAGGGGTAACTTTAAATCTTGCCAACACAGCTGTAAGTGCTGGTCCTTATACTAATGCAGATATCACGGTTGATGCCCAAGGCAGAATTACT